CATGGACATTTTAAATTTTATTTCCTGGATCAAAGCAAAGCGTGTAACTACTACACCTCCAGATGGATCTTTAATTGCTGTAGGTACACCGTCAACAAAAAGAGATGACAAATATCTTACAGTAGCAATGACATTAAATGATGCAGTAACAGCAGGTAATATTGGTAATACTAAACATTATGAGTTAGACATGGCAATTACTGGTACTGTAACAGTAGATACTCCTCGTGGTATTATTGATATTCTTAATATGGGATCATCTGCTCCTTTAACTCCTAATCCAGCTTATGCTACTTCAGTATCTTTTACAATTGATAATTTAGATTTAGATCTTACTTTAGCCAATAGAGATAATATATATGTACAGTATTCTGTATATTACAAAAACACTATAACTGACAATGCTATTCCACACTTAATTGCTACAGGAGCTACAACTGGATTAGATTTTAATTTTTATAATGCAAATCCTGCAATAGCTGGAGTTAATAACTGGAATGGTGCATTGTATGTATATTATGAACTATACACAATTAATTGATAAATAAAAATAAAAAATAAATAACATGGATATATTAAATTTTATAAGTTGGATTAAAGGTAAGAGAATAGTAAGTACTGTTGATACTACTAAAACAGTAATACCATTAGGTCTTAAAGATGGACGTAGAGATGATGACTACTTAGCTGGTACTATTTCAGTTGCTGACTTTGCTGCTGTAGTTTCAGATCCTTCAGTAACCTTTGTACAAGGTTCAATTGAACCAAACGTTCAAGCTACTATGACTGCAATAGGTGGTACAATAACTAAACAAAATGGTACTGTACTTAAAAGATATAGAATACAAGGTATTGCTGACCTTGCAGGTTCAAGTTCATATGCTCTTCTTATTGGAGTTGTTTCAGGTTCTAATACTTCATTTAGAGTAAGAGAAGATACAGTAATCTTAGCAGAAAATACTAATATATATGACACTGTTGCTTCTGCAATGAACGTTAATGTTTTAGTAGCTAATAATGCAGGTAATTTAATTTCAACAACAAATGCTCTTATAGCAGATGATAATACAATTAGTACTATACAAGATCATTGGTATACTTTAGTAATGGCAGCAGCTGCTCCATTTAAAGCTCAAGTAAATATTGACTTTACAATAGCAATACCTGAAGATGAAACAGTAGAATTTATTAATTAATAAAACTTAAAAATTATGGAAAAAGAAAATAGAGTAACCGCTTTTTTAATAAAAAAGTATGGAACAGATGTGACAAAAAAAACTATGGAAAATTTTAAAAAAAAACAAAGTGAATATATTAAAAAAGATAAAGCATAAATAAATTAATTAACTATAAAAAATAAATAAAATGGCAGCACCAATAGCATTAAGAGAAGCAGATATTAAAGTATACGCATCAGTATTGATGAATAACTCAGTATCATTAGATGAAAAAGCAGTAGCATTAACTGCAATATATGATTTTTTTGTTAATCCATATAATAATACTGATGTATATAATGAATATGGATTAGGAGTATATTTCCGTGATAGTATATCAGGTGATATTAAAACTACAAAAGTACCTGCACCAATAGTACCGTAATTAAAAAAAAATAAAAAAATATAAATACCACAGATATAATATGTTTGTGGTATTTTTACATTAAACTAAAAATAAATATCATGTTAAATAATTTAACTAATTTTTCTCCACTGATTAAAGCAGGGAAAATAAAAACACTTTTAGAAGCAAGTGATTTATTTACCATTGGTGTTAGAAATCCAAACTTTGATGGACATTATGAGCCAGCATTAATTACTGCAACTAATTTAGCTAATAGTATTGCTCCTTTATTACCATTTCCTTTTACTTTAACTACAACAGGTACATCAGGAGTATCAACATTAATTGGTACAGTATTAAATATTCCTAATTATGCTGGTAGTACATTGCCACCATGGGTAGAAACTAATGCTACTGACTTAACATTATGGAATAATGGTCAAGGTAATATTGCTACAAATACTTCTTATGGTGATGGTGCTTTAAGTATTAATACAACAGGTAGTTCAAATACTGCTATTGGATATCAGACTTTATTAAACAATACAACGGGTACTAAAAATGTTGCACTTGGTAACAATGCTTTATATACTAATGATGGTGGTATATCTAATGTAGGTATTGGTTATAATGCTTTATATTATAACATAACTGGTATAGAAAATATAGCAATAGGAGATAGTGCATTAGTATTTAATACTACTGCAAATTATAATACTGCAATAGGAATAACAGCATTAAGAAATAATACAACTGGGTCTAATAATGCTGCTTTTGGTCACAATTCATTAAGAAATAATACAATAGGTTCAGATAATACAGCAATAGGACGTCAAACATTATTTGCTAATACAACTGGAGGTACTAATGTTGCAGTTGGAAGTATTGCATTACTTAATAATACTACTGGATATAATAATGTAGCAGTAGGTTATTCGGCTTTACAAGATAATACTACAGGTAATAGTTTAGTTGCCGTAGGTTCAGCAGCATTGAAAGCTAATACATCAGGTCTTTATAATTCTGCACTTGGTTTTCAAGCATTACTAAGTAATACTACAGGTAATCATAATACTGGTATTGGTGTAAGTGCATTAAGATTAAATAGTATAGGTACACAAAATTCAGCTTTAGGTTCTCAAGCATTAGCACTAAATACAACAGGTAATGATAATACAGCGGTTGGATACAGATCATTGCAAGGAAATACAACTGGTAATGCAAATACTTCAGTAGGTAGAGATTCAATGCTACTTAATTTAACTGGAATTAATAATACTGCAGTTGGTTATAAAACATTATATTTTAATACTACAGGTCAACAAAATGTTGGAATTGGTTCACAAGCATTGTATAATAACACTATAGGTATTGATAATGTAACTGTAGGTTATAATTCATTATTTGCTAATACAACTGGAAGTAATAATATTGCAACGGGTTCTTTTGCATTATATACTAATACTATAGGTAATGGAAATACAGCATTGGGATATAATGCTTTATATGCTAATACAACAGATAATAATACAGCTGTAGGTTCTAATGCTTTACAAAGTAATACGGTTGGAATTCAAGTAACTGCAGTTGGAGTAGGATCATTGAGATTAAATACTACTGGTAATAATAATGTAGCTTTTGGAACTTATGCATTATATCATAATACAACAGCTAGTGAAAACACTGCAATAGGTGTTGGTGCTTTACAAGAAAATACAACGGGTTATCAAAATACTGCTATAGGAGTAGGAAGTTTATTATATAATACAACAGGTATTAATAATGTTGCAACTGGTACATATGCTTTAAATACAAATACTACAGGTTTTCAAAATACAGCTACTGGTAATGATGCATTATACAGCAATACAACAGGTGGTAATAATACTTCTATAGGTTTTCAATCATTAAGAAATAATACAACAGGAGATAGCAATTCAGCTTTAGGATATAATACGCAAAGTGGAAATTTTAGTGGTTCAGTTATATTAGGAAGTTCTGCTGCAGCAACTGCAAATAATCAATTTGTAGTTGGTACTCCAGCAGTAAATGCAGGAGCAGTAACAGTAGAAGTAAACGCATCTTCTCAAGTATGGAATGTAGTTATTAATGGAGTAGCAAGAAAAATATTATTAGCGTAATAAAAATAAATATATTAACTTTATAAAAAATAAAATCATGGAATTAGAATTAACAGCAGAACAAATTGCACAATCAGTATCAGCAGCATATGATAGTGTTGCATTATTAGCAGAATTAAAAGCTAAAGAAACTTTAACTGAAGAAGAAGCTGCAACAATAACACGTAATGAGGGACACATCCGTATTATGATGGCTAAAGAATGGTTTGTTGGAGGACTTACTAAAAAACAAGTAACTGAATTACAAAAAATATGAAATCAGAAGAAGCTAAACAAGTAATTGAACAAGCTTTAAATCAAGCATTCCTTAAAGGAGCATTTAGTTTACAAGATGCAGCTATGATAACACAAGCATTAGGAGTTTTATTTGCAGAACCTCAACTAGTTCAAGAAAATTAAAAGCAAGAGTCACAGTAATGTGGCTTTTCTTTTTTATATTTGTATATCTAGAATCTTTTACGTATATTATTATATATAAAATCAAATTATTATGTCTGTAGGAAATTTAAAAACATACGGTGGTAAAGGTACCAATATGCCCTGGCAATTAAAAATGCTAATAGGACAAGAATCAGTTGTTAATGCAATAGCAGGAATACCAGGTGGTGGCGGTGGCCCAGCTACTAATATAATTTTAACTCAAATACTTGCAGCTATACAAGCAGGAACTGAATATGAAGCAGCCTTAGTTATTGATGCTAATGATGTTACTTGGTTAGAAATAAGAATTTATAATACAGGTACGGGAACATTTGATCCACCAGTTTATTATTTAGCAGGAACAAATACTCCAGGTACACCAGTTGCACCGCTTACCTATATCAATCCTAATTCTTACTTAGCTCAAATAGTAACTAATACAACAGGACTAGCTACAGAAACTACATTAAATAATATTGATTCAAATGTATCTCAGTTAGTAAGTAATACAACAGCTGTTACTAGAACTCCAGTTTATTTTAGAACAACTACATCAGGTACAATAGCTGCAGTAACATATAGCTTTTCTATAGCAAATGTAGGAACAGGTAATGGAACTTTCTTAGGTGATACAATTAAACCAGGTGAATCAGTAAATTTTGGAGCTGATGGTATTAATAATTCTTATGCTGCTTCTACATTTACATTTGATGGAACAGGTACTGAATTACTTATTACATATAATTCATAATACATATGAGTACTCAAATCTCTACAAAAACAATTGTACAAGATGAAGGTACAACTGTACTTTCTAATGACATTATAAATTTTACCGGATCTGGTGTTACTGTAAGTAATGTAGGAGGTGCAGCTACAGTAGATATTCCTGGAAATATTCCATCTACAAGTTATGGTTTATATGCTCAAACAGTAACTGGACCAAATGTAACAGGTATTGCAGAACAAAGTATAATAGGTGCAGGAGTAGGCACTTTATCAGTTCCTGCAAATGCTTTTTCAATTGGTGATTCTTTTACTGCAGCATTAGATGGAATAATTTCATGTGTAAGTTCAGCAACAATACATATTCATGTAAAAACAGTAGCAGGTGCAATTCTTGCTGATACAGGTATAGTGTCACTAGCTGCAGCAACTAATAAATCTTGGATATTAAATTTATACTTTACAGTTAGAACATTAGGAGGAGCAGGTGTTGCATCAATTTCATCAGGTGGTTTATTTTCATATATTAGAAATGGAGGAACTCAATTTGAAGGATTTGTATTAAGTACTATTAATGCTACTACATTTGATACAACAGTGAATAATGAATTAGTTATTACTGCTCAATTTAATACAGGTAATGCAGGCAATACTATTCGATCATATAACTTTACATTACAAAAAGTATACTAATGAGTACAGATATAAACATAAAGAAAAGAATTACAATACTAGAGGAATCTGCAATATTAACTAAAGATGTTAATAGTATTGATTTTGTAGGAGCAGGTGTAGTTGCATCTACAATAGGAGATGATGTTACTGTTACAATAGGTGGTGGTGTAGGTGCTATAACTTATTATTTAAATCAAACAGTTACACAAGCTCCTTATAAAGAATTTTCTTCTATAGTAACTACAGCAGCAGAACAATTAGTTCCACTAACAGTAGCAGGAGGAGTAACATCAGTTATTGCAGAATATCAAACTCCAGTAGGAGTACCAGGGTCTACTCAAATAGCAGCTGGACTATGGTCTCTTTATTTACATTTTAATGCTGCTATTGCAGGACAAAATTGGATAATTAGACCTACTGTTTGGAAAAGAGATTTAGGTGGTATTGAAACATTACTATTTACTTCAGATCCTATTGTAGTAACTAATATGGCTACAGTAACTACAATGTATCTTTCTGATGGTGTATTTCCTGCAACTACTTTACTTACAACAGATAGATTAGTAGTAAGGATTTCAATGGAAAATACTACTGGTGTATCTCAAACCGTTACATTTAGGACAGAAGGATCTCAGCATTACTCAGTAGCAACAACTACTTTAAATCCAACATATAATCCATCAGCAGTTACATCTGTAACAGGAACAGCTCCAGTAGTATCTTCAGGAGGTATAACACCAGCTATTAGTATGGCACAATCATCAGCAATAGCAGATGGATATTTATCATCTTCAGACTTTGCAGTATTTAATGCTAAAGTAGGAGGAAGTGGTACTACTAATTATTTATCTAAATTTACTGGAACTGGAACTATAGGTAATAGTCAAACTCAAGATGATGGTGCTAATATAGCAGTTAATGGTTCAATATTATCAGCATATAAATTTGCTGTATATAGTACAACTCCTGGAGAGAACTATAACATTTATGGTAATACTACAGTTAATGGGGCAGTTGGTGTTGCAGGAGTAAATCAAGGAGTAGGTGCATCTACTAATTATGGTGTAGGAGGTACAGCACAAAGTTCAACAACTCAAAATATTGGAGTTTATGGACAAGCAACTGGTACAAGTGTTGAAAATGTAGGTGGTAAATTTAGTGCAATATTAGCTACTTCAAACTATTCAGTACAATTACAAGATGGTACTGAAGGAGTAGGTAAAGTTCTTACTTCAATGACAGCAGATGGTAAGGCACAATGGGCTACACTATCAACAAGTATTCCGCAAGCTAATAAAATTTACGTAGATTCACTTAATGGAGTTAATTCAACAGGTAGAGGTAATATTAATAATCCTTACTTAACACCTGAATACGCATTATCTGATATAACTAACACAGGAACAGTAACGGCAACTACAACAAATGCAAGTGCTACATTAACAGCAGTAAGTTCAACAGCTAATATAGTTATAGGACAATTTATTACAGGAACAGGAATACCTTATAACACAATAGTTGTAAGTAAAACGTCTAATACAATTGTATTAAGTCAAGTGTGTACAGCAGGTGCTACAATAACTGCAACTTGGTGGACACCTTATTTAATTATGTTAAATGGAGATTTTGTTGCAACAGGAAATTGGCAAAAACAAGGATTTACATTTAATTGTCTTAATTCAACAATAAGTTGGGGAGCATTTAATTTGTTTACTTTAAGTACTTCACAGTTAGTACCATTTAGTGTAATTGGAGGAAATTGGAATGGGACAAGTGCATCTTCAAGATTTTTATTTAATAGTAGTTATTCAGGTAGTTCCGCTGATTTTATTTTTAAACCTTTTTATTTTTACTCAATAGGTACAGGGTATTCAATAGAATTACAGCAAAATGGAGTATATAAATTTAATAACTTTGCATTGGAGTGTCCAAATTATATTTGTGCTTTTGGTTCAATTGCAAATTTTGAAAGCATTGGAACTATAACTGTAAGTGGATATTTTTATAGTTTATTGCAAGGATTTTTAATAAGATATTGCACATTTAATGTTTTTGGTAAAATTCAATCTCCATCATCAGTTAATATTATCAATAATACTCAAGGTGCTACAATTATTAGTAATGCAGTTATAGTAGGTTCAATGGCATTAGCATATGGTGTTTTTAATGGAAATATATTTGGTACTACATTAACTAATAGTGGTGGTGGTACAGGTGCTGTTCCTTCTATTTATAATGGTAATATTCAAGTTACTACTTTCACTAATTCAGGTCATGTAATTATAAATGGTCAAATGAGAGGAAATGTTGTAAATAATGCTGCATTAGGAAATATTGTTGTAAATGAAATGATGGGTATATATACAGGAAGTAGTTCATCAAAAGGTACAATTAGAGGTGCTTCAGATGTTGGGAATACGTTTTCAGCAACATTATCAGGAACAGCTGAATTAATTGTATTAGATACTAGATATATGATTAATGGTGTAAGTACTTATACAATTGGAGTAGGATGTACATTATATAATAAAGGTTATTTTAGAGGTTATATAGGTACAGTAGCTGGAACACTCATTAATGAAGGTAATATGACTATTCAGGATATATCTACAATAACAGGAACTTTTAAAAACTTTGCTTATATAAACTTAGCAAGAGGTGCTGGTGAATCAGCTGCTAATACACCAACAATAGCAGTTTCAACAGGTACATTAATTTTAAATGCAGGAAGTCAATTAGAATGTCAACTTGCAGATAGTAAGTCAGGACTTATAAGAAAAACTGCAAGTGGAGGAAAAGTTGTAATATTAGGACAACCTTACTTTAAAGTAGCAAATGGTTTAGCACCTTTACAAATATTATCCAATACGGGGACAGCACAAGATGTACTTAATTTTGGTTTGGTTGATAATTGTGCAGTAGGTTTTAGATTAGCAAATACATTTACTGACACAACTTACGGAACAGCTTATGCTCCTAACATATTAGGAGGTGGTATTAATTATGAAGACACAACATATTCATTCTAATTATGGAAAATTTTAAACAAATAGTATATAGACAATCAGATAAAGCTCTGATGATTATACCACAAAATGAGGAACTTCAAGTAGTACCAAGATTTGTAAATGAATTAACAGCAGAACAACAAGCATCATTTAATGAACTTGAAGCATTTTGTTTAACACAAAAAGACCCATTAGTATATATAGTTTATACAACTGATGTAAATAGATTAGATGTACAAGGAGAAGATAATGAGGTAGTATGCTTAATTGTTTCTGAAATGAATCCTGAAGATAAAGCAATAGTAGATAAGGTAGGAGTTATATGTACAGAATTATTAAATAGTTAGAAAATGGCAATAGTATATACAAAAACTGACCAAGGATTAACAGTTGCAACAGGAACAGGAGCACCTGTACATACAGCAGTTGCAGGAGATAGATATACAGATACAGCAAATGGTAATACGTATCAATATACTACAATATGGAATTTAATGCCATTAAGTGGTGGTTTAACTTACTTTACAGAAGCACAAAACACAACAGCACCTAATGCTACTGTTCCTGTAGATAGTTTAACAGCAGTAACCGCAACAACTAATGGAGATATTGCAATAGTTCCTAAAGGTATAGGAGCATTTACTTTAGCAGTTGCTGATAATTTAGTTGCAGGTGGTACTAAAAGAGGACCTAATGCTATAGATTTACAAACAATAAGAAATGTAAATTCACAAGTTGCAGGAGGAGCAAGGTCATTTACAGCAGGTTCATATAATACAGCATCAGCAGATGATTCAGTAGCAATAGGTAAAGGTTGTGTTGCAAATGCATTTTATTCAGTTGCTATAGGTTTACAAACTTATGCAACAGGAAGTTATGCAACAGCTTTTGGTTTTTCAAATAATTCTTCAGGTCAACAAAGTCTTACAAGTGGTTATGGAAATGTAGCAAGTGGAAGTTCTTCAGTTGCTTTAGGAAGTAGTAATACAGCAAGTGGAGGAGCTTCAGTTGCAATGGGAAGTGGTAATACAGCAAGTAATACAGGTACAGTTGCAATGGGAACTAGTTGTACAGCATCTAATGCTAATACTATTGCAATGGGTAATAGAGCTAAAGCAACTGGCGATTCTTCTATATGTTTAGCTAGTTATTTCTTTGCCAATTCTACTGCAAGTGGTGATAATTCAATAGTTGTAGGTTATGGAACTGCAAGTGGATCTAGGTCAATGTGTTTGGGATTTGGAACCACTGCGGCTGGATCTTCATCAGCAATAGGAGATAGTGCCAATACATTTTCAACTTTAGGTAGAATAGCTTTAAGTGGTAGTTCATTAGGTAATGCAGGTGATAATCAAAAAGGAATTATATCATATAGACAAAGAACTACAAACGCAACTCCTACAATATTAACAACAAATAATGCCACTACATTTGGTGATAATGCCAGTTCACAATTAGCTTTACAAAATCAACAAGTAATGAGATTTAAAGGTTCTATTACAGCTAAGCAAAGTGGAACAACTGATATTGCTGTATGGGATATTGATGGAGTAATTGTACGTGGAGCAAATGCAGCTAGTACTGTGTTAACTGTTGGCAATGTAAATGTTGTTACTAATATACCTGCTTGGGTAACTCCTACTTTAGCTGCAAACACAAGTGTAAATGTTGGTGGTTTATTAATAACAATTACAGGGGTGATAGCAACTAATATACAATGGTTTGCTACTATAGATACCGTAGAAAATATTTATGCATAAAAAATAAAAAAATATGAAATTAAAAACATTAGTACCTGTAACTTATAATAGTGGAATAGCAGGACAAGAAACAGGAATAGTAGAAGGTATTTTAACTTCTTGCAATCAACAATTAGCAAGTACATTTGATTCAATGTATATGTTTCAATATGTATCTGAAGAAGGTCAAGTTATTTCATCTAACTTATATCCTGTTACAGAAGAAGAAACAAATGCTTTGTATGACCTAGTTAAAGATGAAGTACCAACAGGTTTAAGTTATACTGATGCTACTACATATCTTTATTATTTAGGATTCAGAGTAAAAATGGCTATAACATTTGGTATAGAAGTAAGTGAAATAGAAATATTAATTGACTAATATTTAAAAAAATGGCTGTACATACTCCAAGTGGGTTAATAATAAATAACCAACAAACAGGAATACAATATACTAAAGTAACAAATAGTTCAGCTGACTGGGCATCTGTAGCCAACTCTACTTATTTTTATGATTTAACAGATAAGTTGAATCATTATAAAAATTCAGAAGGTGTGGTATTAGAAATATTTAGTAGTGATGCTGTTGCATTTTCACCTCAAGATGTATCTTCTGCAGACACTGCACCAACAGCGGCATCTACTCAGTACTATTATCAAACAATAAGTACTGTTACAGGAACTATATCCAAAGTAAAACTATGGGGTTTTTCAGGTTCAGATTTAGTTAGATTTGGTATTTACAGAGGAACTTTGACAGGTACAATGACTTTAATAGGCCAAGGGTCTTTAACTTGTAGTACAGGTGCAAATGAAATCTTACTTACAGCAGAAGCAGGACAAACATTAAAGCTAGCAGTTGGAGAAAATCTTGTTGTAGGATATTATGCAGATGGAATTAGTTGGAGAACTATATATGATGTAGGTATTTCTGATGCTATATTTGGAATATCTAATACATCAAATATAACAACAATGCCTGCAACACCAACTGGAACTGCTACTGGAATTAGATTTGCATGTACATTATATTCATAAAATCAATTTAAAAGATGAAAACTTCACAACAAGGCATAGACCTAATTAAGGGATTTGAAGGATGTAAGTTAAAAGCTTATGTTGATCCTGGAACTGGTGGATTACCAATAACTATTGGGTATGGAAATACATCTAGAAAGGATGGTAGCAAGTTTAAATTGGGTGATAAAATTACTCAAGAAAGAGCTAATGAATTATTTATAGAGTTACTTCCTAAGTATGAAGCTACTGTAGATAGGAATATAAAGGTTACTTTAAACCAAAATCAATTTGATGCACTAGTATCATTTTGCTGGAATTGTGGTAGCTCAAAAGATTTATTTGGTTTAATAAATAAAAAAGCTACAGATGCAGTTATACATGATTGGTGGATAAACCATTATGTATCTAGTGGAAATAAAATACTTCCTGGATTATTAAAAAGAAGAAAAAAAGAAGCAGATTTATACATTAAAAAATAAGATTATGAAAAATTTAAAAAAAAGATGGAATGCTAAAACTCCAACATTTTGGAAAAAAATGCAAAAAATTGGTATTATAGCAGGAACAATAGGAGGAATAATTATTGCTTCTCCAGTAGCATTACCTGCAATATTGGTATCAGCTAGTGGATACTTAATATTAGCTGGAACTGTAACTGCCACATTATCACAGTTAACCATAGAACCAGCAAAATAATTTTAAAAAAGTGCGCTGTATCTAGTAAAATATAACTATATTAGAATATATATTATTTTTTATTTTTATTATTATGGATCAAATACTTACAATAGGTTTATTCTGTATAGGTTTTATTATTACACTTATAGGATACTTTTTAAAGACAACACACACATCAATAATAGCAGATGTAGCAGTTCTTAAAACTAATGATCAATCTCACACAGAAGAGGAGGGTAGATTAAAAGGTAAAATAGAATTACTTGAACAAGAACATAGACTTAAATATCAGTTGATCACAGAAACAACTCAACAAGAGATTAAGAATATGGCTGCTAAAATTGGTGAATTATCTGATACAGTTGGTAAACTAATTACTATTCAACTTAAAAATGTAAAATGAATCCCACATTTTTAAAAACGGGAGATATATTACATTGTAGTGGAAAAAATTTAAATAGTAAATTAGTTAAGAAATTTACTAAATCAAAATTTACACATTCTGCAGTGTTCATAGAAGTATGGGGAGAACCCTATGTCTTAGATGCACAAAAAGATGGTGTAAATTTAAGAGCATGGGCAGACTGGTTACTTGAATATGAATATGATATTATAATACATAGATCAAGTACAGTTACTAATGAGAAAACATTTGCTCAAAGAGCACTCTCCAGAGTAGGTTGTTCAGCATATAGTTTTGAAGAAATTATTATGAAGAAACCTTTTCAATTACTTACAGGCAGGTGGAGAAAGAAAAAATATGAAAGTTTATACTGTTCAGAGTATATTGCATGGATATATTGTATAGAGAAAGTATATAACTTTACACCACAAGATTTACATGATTGGTGTAAAAAGAATTTCTTTTATGAAATTGTAATTTAAATTTGTATTTTTATAATCAGGTTTAACCAATAAATAATAAGTTATGATATTAAGTCAAATAAGAAATGCAGTTAACTCTAAAGGCTACAAGTGGTTTGAGGATGCAGCAAACAAAAGTTATGATGTTAATATAGTAGGAGTACGTAATAGTGCTACTGGTAGAAAAGTTACTAATGTATTTGATGATATTATCACAATATCATATAAAGATGATAAAGGTATATGGCAATACCATGAATGGATGAATACAACTGAACCAGGTAAAAAAGGTGTAATGCAGTATCATAATCCTAAAGGTGTAGCAAGACTTATTCCTGGACAATACAGAGGTGTATGGTCTATTGATAAGCATCAAGGTAAATATGAAGCCCTATGTCAAAGAAATGGTACTGTAGCAATCTTTAGAGATAATAATAAAGACATGACCTTTGATGAAGTAATAAGAGATAATGGCATGTTTGGTATTAATATCCACAAAGCAGGTCAAGATTCTACATGGGTAGAGAACTGGTCAGAAGGATGTCAAGTATTTAAAAGAGTAAAAGACTTTGATGAGTTCATGAAGATCTGTAGAATAGCAGCAAAAATACATGGTAACAAATTCTCTTACACATTAATTGAATCTAAAGATATAGTAGCAGTATGAAATTAAGAAATGCCTGGAAAATAAAGAATAAACAATGGGATAAAGCCTGTGTAAGAATCCGTCTTGGAGCTTTAGACTTATTTACCATTGAATTTGATATTGATAGAAGCTTTTACATGTTGACTATATTAAACTTTACAATTAAAAATAGATAATAACTACGCATCTATAATTTAGAACTCAGGTAATTAACGTACCTGAGTTTTTTATTTTAAATACTAGAAGTTTAAACTTATTTTGTATATTTGTATAAACTTTAAAAATATATATAATGGAAAATGAAAAATTTTACTGGATGGTCTGTGAACTTGCTGATGAAACAATAGAAAGTGTAAATACAATTCATCCTTTTATTGTAATGTCACAAATGAGAAATACTGCTCCAGTACGTTCATTACTTAACTGGAAAGAAATAAGTAAAGATGAGCATGACTTATTTAATAATGTTTTATATAAAAATGCATAAATAAAAGTTTAATTTAAAAACAAGTACAATGGAAAATGTAAACCAACAAGAGCAAGAAGTAGAGTTAACAGCAGAAGAATTAGCAGAAAGAAAGGCTGATATGCTTAAATTTTACACAGAATCAATTCCTTATTTAACAGCACAACTAGAGTATGAAAAAGTACTATGTGAAATTGATGAGGCTAGATTCAAAAGAACAAGTATTAACTATCAACTTGCAATGATGATGAACCCACCTACTGAAGGTGAAGAAGAAATTGATGCACCATCACCAGAACAAGAAAGAAAACTTAAAACTCAATAAGAACTTATGGCATTAGTAAATCAAGTACAGAAACGTGCTGTAATGCCTAAATGGGAAATTGTTAAATTTCAGATATTATCTCACTGCTATATTAATCATATAGTGGTGAGTGATTCTGACTTAAACTGTTTAACATTATTGAGCATGTCAGGACCTATTGAATTAACTCATTTTTGTTATGATGCTTCTTCTGATGAACAGATGATATTTAAGTCTCCACAAACAGTTAGAAATGCGGTTAATAAAGCAATGAAGACAATGTTAGTAATTAAAGATGATGTAGATAAAAAACTTATCAGATTAAATCCTACCTTGCAAGTACAAACAGAAGGAGATATATTATTAGATTATAAATTTCTAGGAAGATGATTCCAAAAAAACCTAATATATTATATAAACAAGTTGCTGAAGATTTAAATGTCTCAGAAACACTTGTAGATAATTTCATGACTTTCTACTATAAAGAGATAAGAAAAAACTTAACTGAGTTAAATCATATCAGAATAAACTTAGATGGTTTAGGAATCATGTCAATTAAACCTAGATTAGTTACTGCACTCTTGGACAAGTATCATAATAGTATTGAAACACTAAATACTGATACTATGGCCAATTATAACTATAAGAAAAGAATAGAGGCTAAAGTTATATTATTAGAGAAAGCAGATAAAATGCTAAAAGCAGATAAAGAAATTAAAGATAAATTTTTAAAGGATAAAGCAGATGGTAAAGCTAAAGGAAATTTGGAACAATAGAAAACAGATTATGGAGGGTATTAAGAACTCTGTAATAAGAGATGCCTTTGTAGAAAAGATTGCAGCAGACAGAATGGAGTTATGTAATGTGTGTGTAAGAAAAGATACTAAAGGTTCATCATGTGTAATGCCAGGGACGCAACCATGTTGTAATTTATGTGGATGTTCACTTACATTTAAAACAAGATCATTATCATCAGACTGTCCAGACTTAAGATGGAAGGCGGTTATCACAGAAGAAGATGAAGATAAACTAGAAAAATTATAATTATGACAATTGGAGAAGATTTAACAGCACAAGGTTTATATGGACTTAATCATATTGGTAGTGTTGGTACTGTAACTGCTGGTGGTATATGGGATCAAATAACAAGTAATAATAAAAATGTTTATACTCCAACAGAGGTATTATTAAATAGAATAGAAAAATTAGAACTTCAAAATAAGTTTTTATCATTGAGTATACTTAGATT